CCCCTAAGTTCCTCTGCAATTGATTTGATATAAAAGTACGAACCGACATTGGCGTTCCCCTTGAATCTAGATGAAGAACATATATTTAGATAATCAATGAAAATAATGTCTGGACGAAATGATTTTTTTAGTGACAGTTCCTTCAACAATGCACGAAAGTGTCCTGTGTGTGCAGATGCTGTTGGATACTCCTTGATAATTAACTTTCCATTAGTCTTTTTTTGTATTTTGGATAAACGGTCAGTAAACATTTTCTTAGGCAACTCATGTAAGTCATCCATAGTAATGTTCATTAGGTTTGCATCAATACGTTCTGCAATCCTTTCTTCTGCCATCTCCATAGTTATATAAAGAACATTCTTACCTTGCATCAAAGTAGATGCGGCCATGTGACACATGAATAAGGATTTACCTACACCAGTGCCTGCGAGGGCGATGTTCAGAGTTTTTTGGGGTATTCCACCCTTTGTGATTCGATTGAAATAATCTAAATCAAATTCTAGTTTTTCTTCTTTCTTATGATAAAACTCATATCTGTTTTCAGCCTCTTCAATATAGTCGTGTCCAACATTATTGTCAAACCCAACTGCAAGTGCTTCTGATAAGATAGAAGGTATTGCTTCGGCGGTATGTTCTTTATCTTTACCTTCGATAATTTGAATACCATTTAAAATTGCATTATGGACTGCTCTATCTTTACACCACTTCTCTGTGGTATCGACAAGCCATTGCATATCCACATCTGCATTAGATAATGTCTCAACAATAGTAACAACAGACTTAAAGTCTTCATCACTCAAGTCTTTACGATGGTCTAATTCAATTGACAGTGTTTCGCTAGTAGGTTGGTTATTATACTTTTCTACAAATTTAATAATTTCTTCAAATACAACTCGTTCTCTTCTATCAGAGAAATAGTCTGGTTTGATAAATGGCAAAACCTTACGAGCGTAAGGTTCATTATATACTAAGTTACTAAGCGTAGTTCGTTCAATTGTCTGTGTTGACATATTCTAATTCACCCTCATTTATATTTTCTTGCAATATTGCTTCTAATACTTTGCCGATAACTGAATAAAATTCATCATCAAACATTTCTTTTGGTAGTCCATTAGAGTCTAACACATCAAACTCAAATTGTAAAGAGGCTTCTGTTTTTTCTTCGTTCTCAACTACAGATACTTTTCCATAACGATATACAACGCCCTGATATTTTCCTGCCTCTTCTGTCAGTCCAATACCTGTCCATGTCTTGTCTTTGTTTTCTAAAAATTTATACATAATGAAGATACGAACCAATTATAAATTTTGGTTTCCCTATTGGTTTAGTTCCAGCGTGTAAATGTGTCCACATTGGTGGGAACATCAACATTCTTCCTACCTCTGGTTTCACTGCAATATTCCACTGTGGAAATGTAGTATGTCCTTGTTCGTTATCGTCAAGGTATAAAAAGAATACCAAGAACCTACGAGCAGATTCATAATTACCCACATCCACATGATCACGAAATTCATCCACATCATTTGGTAGATATCTTTTCATTCTGAATTGTTCAAATGCAAACTGTTCTGGAAATTGCCCATCAACAGTATTTATATCTTTAGAATATATATCAATATACTCAAAGAAGACATTTTGTAAATGAGAAGCAAGTGTTTCCCATTCTGGATGTTGTTGTAATGTTACTTGAGTAAATGAACGATGGCCATCCAAAACGATATCCTCATGGTGTTGAGGATTTGCTTCAAACTTGTCAATAAGTTGTTTTGATAACACACTACTAATGACATTATCGTACACCTTTACAAATTCACTCATTACTTAATTAGTCCACTACCTACAGGCAATTCAATACCAGTTGTTTGTTTCATATATCCAGCTGATAATTCTGGTGCAGTTTGAATTGTAAACATAACAGATGACCTAGAGAAATCAAAATCTCCATCAGGCTCAATACCTGACATACAAATTCCGTTGACTAGTCCAACTCCTTGTTGTGTAGCTTGCAACATTCTCGGTCTATTTAATGTAATAGTTGCACTATTTTCGCCGACAAACTTTCCTATAATTTCTGCCCCATTGGCCATTACCAAAGTTGTTACTGTTCCTTTATTCATAATTTACTCTTTCCTGTTAATTATTATATATTACTCTAAAACTATCTAAATGTCAAGTTCTTTTTTGACTCTTTCTAGCAATTCTAAAGTTCTTTTTCTATATGCAAATCCCAACATAGAGGCCTTTTCGCCTATATCATATGGGGGTTCTTTGCCTATAGAGTAGTATTGATCTGCTGTCAAATCAATTAGGTTTTCGTTAATATCTACACACCACCAGTGCCAAACATCATTGGGGTCTAATGCTCGATATAACTTAATCTTCTTTGTAGTGAATACTTTCTGTAGACAGGCAGAAGAATGGTGGCAATGCCCAAACATAGGATTTATTGAATTCCTCTGTCTCCACTTTACTGGTATCAAATCTGGTGTAAGGTTTTTTACAATTACGTCTGATACTATTTTTAAGTTTTCTTCGTTATATTCCATCATCGAATTATCGTTATCTCATCAGGGTTGACATTAAAAGTTTCTAAGTCTCTCCTTAATCTTCCATCTGCCTTCAGTGATTCATATCTCTTAGATGCCTTGTTCTTCCACCAATCAACACATCCAGAAAAGGAATGTCTTTCAAAAGAATCGCCCTCAATGAGAGTGTCAGTTTCAAAGTTCATATATTCTTTTACATTTGAATATCCAAAGGTGCTGAGATACTGTCTCTTTTTTTCTGTTAGATTCTTAGCATCATTAAATGTCTGCACAAACTTTTTGTATTCTTCTGGTTCTACATCTTTTAGTGACGCTTTGATAATAGAAATCATTCTGGTTTGTGTCTTGAGTTTCCTCGAGCTAGCAGATGGGTCAACCAGAGGTTCACCATTACGTTCTTTGAACCAATCATTTAGACGATGAAAATTATCATCATTAATAAGAGGAGCAAAGTCTGACATTGTGTTGCCCTTGTAACGTAAGAACGGTTTCATACCATCATATTGTGATGATGATTTTGTAGTGCCATATAAAGATGTAGTCTCAAACATACAGAATGGGCCACCATACTTCTTATCCAATGTATCCTTTGTCAAATGTGAACAACAGATAGATGCAAGTAGTTTACCACCAAGGTAGTTGAAACCAAACGGTTGAGTTGGAACTATGATAAAACCCATAATAGTGGAATCATTGAACCGTTTCATTGTAGCTGGATCATGTGTATTGAGTGGTTTACCTAAAAACATATTACGAGGTTTAGAGTTGATTGTTGGTGAACCCAAACGAATAAATCCAGCAATCTGCCCTGTATTCTTTTCATACACTACCCATTTGATTGACTTCCCTGGCACAGATACTTCTACTGCGTGTGATGTTACAATTTCTAGATAGTTTACAAACATCTCATTAGATACTTCTTTACACTCAAACTCCATGTCATTAGGATGTATGTCAAAGTTATTGAACATATCATCTTCAGGCCCCATCCCTGGCAAAGATATTGGATAGTTGCTCATACGTTCAAGTTTTACTTTTCTAAGATAGTCATCAATCCTACCAAAGTTAGAAAAGTAATCTACGAATACATTCGCAGCATAAAGAGCATCTGTCCTATTTAATATCATCCAAAGAAATCCTCAAGTGTAGTTTGTGTTCCATAAGAACGGTCAATGTTCCAACCAATCTGATTCATAATGAATGTTAGTGGTTCTACAAAGGCCTTTTCATATTGCTTATCATAGTCCAAATACTTGTGAATGTCAAGTTCTTTTGGTAATTTAGTTATAAAAGAAATAACATTAGATTGCATTGGATTAGGAGTTCTCATGTTGAGAAACTTAATCTTCTCCCCATTCTGGATAAGTGGGTATTTACCTGTCAACTTCTGTTTCTTGACAAAGTGATTATATAGAATAGCACCTTTACAGTGCATAGGAGTTCCAGATTGAAATATGTTAGAACCACTACTCCACTTATCAATACCATTTACAGAACGAGGGAATGCAATCTCTTCTGGAGATAGTTCCATAAATTCTTTACGAAACTCTTGAATAAAGTTATTCACATCCTTCTCATTACCTTGCATGATAATCTTCAAACATTCTTTAATCTTCTCACGACAAGGTGCAGGCGTTGAACTCTTTACAGCTTCAATACCCATAATCTTTAGTTGTGGTTCTTGATAACGAACACCTTCCACATCCCATGCATTTAAGATGTATCT